AATTAAGCGACAGCGAGCGCGGTGAAGGTGGATTTGGGAGCAGTGGGCGTTAAACCATATTCCCGACGTCGGCAAAATGATAAGGCGCTTAGTGCGCCTTTTTTATGCGCGGAATTTATCGTGACGGTGAAAATTGCTTGTTGAAGCATGTATAACTGCTTCGCTATGCGTTGCAATAATAAACAGCATCAACTATAATTATCATGTAAATTTTACATAAGGATTTAACATGAATGATTTAGTTGTTTTAACAAATGGCGTCCCGATGGTTGATAGCGTGCTTGTGGCTAAAAAGTTCGGAAAGATTCATCGTGATGTTATGCGAGCAATAGATAACCTTGATTGCAGCGATGAATTTAGGATGCGCAATTTTGCGCAGTCAAATTATGTCGTTAGAGGGCATACATACGACAGCTTTATGATGACAAGAGATGGATTCTCTTTCTTGTGCATGGGATTCACGGGAATAGAATCTGCAAAATGGAAAGAGGCATACATTAACGCTTTTAGCGCAATGGAGGCTCAATTAAAGAAAATTGATAATAAACTAGAATGGAAACAAGCGCGCATTCAAAGCAAAGAAGTTAGACGGAATGTAACAGACACAATAAAAGAGTTTGTAGACTATGCCACAGAGCAAGGCTCAAGTAGCGCATCAAAATATTACATGAACATTACAAAGATGGAGTATGCGGCACTGGAGTTGATCCAAAGCAAAGAGAAAGTTCCAAGCGGATTCCGTGACACGCTAGACCTTCTCGATTTATGCTTTCTGCAAGCAGCAGAGCAAGTGTGCAGGGCGGCAATCAAAGAAGGAATGGAACGCAAGTTTCCATACAAAGAGATTTACCTGTTAGCTAAAGAGCGCGTAACTAAATACGCCGAAACAGTAACGTTTGCGAGGATAGAAAAGAAATGATACTTAATAACCTATTAACTGATGATGTAATAATGACTATAACAAGGGATGGATTATATTCGTTAACAAGCATCCACAGATACGCAGTTTTAAAACAAATAGCAGACAAAAATAGACATAGGCCGTCAGTATTTATACGGGACAACAAAAAAATTATAGATGAATTCGTAAGAAACGGAGAGAAAATAAAATCAGTAAAAGGAGGAAAATCAGCAACATATGCGAGTCTTGCAATACTAATGAGGTATATAGCATGGATAGACGTCACATATGAATATTCTGTTTATTCGTCAGCGGCATACAGCAACAACAAAGTAAAAATATAAGGCCCCAACGGGCCTTTTCACTTAACTCCACCACCAGCCGCAATCCAAGCCTCTTCCTGTTTCTGCATTTTAGCGATGAGGTTTTTAGCCAGCGCCTCGCCTTTTTCGTTAACGACAGTCGCAACAACCGAACATCTGCAGTTAATGGAATTTCCCCGCACTGCGTAGAAATCCTGCACCTCTTTTTGTGTGTACAACTGCCCATGTCGCTCAGCATGGCTTTTGCGAGTGGTCGCCATTAACGCACTAACCCACAGCATCTTCATTTTCAACTCAAACTGACTTGGAGCCTGTGCTGACTCATCCATGACGGCTGAGCGGAATGCTACGCCCATCTCTGTGCGTGCAATGCGAAGTGCGCGTTTCTTGTCGCCGTCAATAGCTTCTGATAGCTGCGACACTGCCCACTTAGGAGATTTACCGCGCGCGATGGTTTCACCAAGAATAAACCTCGCCTGCTTTGTCACGTCATCAGTAAATCCGCGCATTTCGTTAAACGTGCGGGCGGATACAATACCAATGCGCCGCTGATAAGGCTGGCTAAACAGTATCTGCTGCAAGTTTTGATATGTCCTAGCATAACTATCAGCCTGCTGGCTAATGAATGCCTGTGCGTAGCCAGTGCCTTGCTCATAGGCGGCTTCGGTGTATCCGGTGAAAAACCAGTTATCGCCGGGCTGATTATTATCATCCATCATGATTTTTTCTATCAGTGCATCGATGGTTTCATCTAGGCGCAAAATCTCGTTTAGGTCAATTTCATACAGGTATGTTTTTTCTGCATTCAGAAAATATGAGCGGGTATTGCTTGCCGTCTCGATTGGCTTTAGTGACTCATAAACAGCGGTGACTTCTTTCTTGATGCGGTTTAGTCGGCGCTTAAATTCACCATACGCCTTTACGATTCTACCCGCCTGAAATGTCGGGTCTTTGATTGATACGGTTGCCATTTTGTAGCCCTGAAAACTTTTTTTCATTATATCACTTGTTGATAGTGTGTTTTTGTGTAATAGTTAAATCAGGTTTTTAGATGGAGAGTTATGATGATTAAGACGCCTGTAAGTTATGATGAAAACGAACTTATTTACTACCCGCAAATACATGATGCAGATGGCGACTATCTTTTTGAGGCAATGGATACTGATACAGCAAAAGAAATCGTTAAACGCATCAACATGCACGATGAGCTTGTTGACGAGCTAGAGCAAATAAAGATATTCCTAGATGAGATACATGTGATGCCGGTTAATTGGATAACAAAGGAAGGTGCATATAGGTATGCTGTTGTTTGTGAACTACTGGAGCGCTGCAAATGATAGCAACGGCAATTACATATTACCTGATCTACTGCGTAGTGATGATGGCTTTAACTGCGGTAGTTGTTACAAGTTGGTGTAAAGGTTATGCAGAAGGAGTTAAAGATGGACAAATGTAGAGAAGAGTTTGAGCTTTACATGCTGCAAAGTGGGTACACTGAATGCGCGCTTTCAAAGTCAAATCATTACGATTGTTATCATGACATAACCATTGACGCGATGTATTCAGCATGGAAAGCAGGCCGGAAAGCATCACGCGAAAGCATGAAGGCGATTAAGTTGCCTGATTATTTGTGTAGTCATCATACCGATGGTGATTATTGCAGCGCCTATAACGCAGGAATAGAAGACTCAAAAGAAGCAATCACATCAGCAGGATATAAGGTGGAAGAATGAAACAAGTCTCAGAAATGCCAACTAGCGGGCAGTTTGTTGCGGTATTTGAAACTGAACACGGTGTTATTGAATCAGAAACATACGAATATGACGAGCAAACCGGATTCTTGAGATCTGAGACGTCTGGGATTATTTATTACAAAGAGCAAGAGTGTGCTATTAGGAGCTTCTATAGCAACGTTGAAGTCTTGTTTTTTGTTCCATCTAGGAGGCCTGTATCAGAATGATCAAAGAAACTGAAGTAAGTGGCGTTATATTTAAATCGCTCACTCATGCCAAATGGTCTATATTTTTCAGTAATATAGAGTGCGAATGGGATTATAGGCCGGAAGGGTTTATATTAAAAAATGGAAATTATTTCATTCCTGATTTTAAAGTAACATACTTTGATCAAGGAATGAAGGCGGCACCGATTGAGTATTTTGTAATTGTTAGAGATCGCGATCAACTGACATTACTAGATGTAATTAACTCATATTCGTTCAATGAGGATATAGTTGTTTGCGTTGGTTCTCCAGAGGTGACAAGGTATAAGACCATTTGTGATTACACGAGGGAAAATGAATCATATAGCTCTGTTTTTGATAAAATATCTAGAAACAGATTCAGTGATGATGATGTATTAACATACCTTTTTAGTCACAAAAAAAGACCGTGGCATGACGAAAAAGACATCCATATAGAGTCATTAATTAAAGACGCAGTTTATAAGTCAAAAACATACTTTAATTCGTACTAGCCCCATCCGTGGGGCTTTATTTTTACTCTTCTTTGTCCATTTCCGCGCTTAGGTCGTCCACTTCTTTCTGCAAATCAGTATCAGCATCCGGCTCATAACCACCAGCCACGCGCATTTCGTTAGCATCAAACAGCAAGCCAGCACCAGTTAACGATTTAGCATTAGCGTCAGCCATTGCACCAGCCAACTGCACCTTCTCAAGCGGTGACGGAACCAGCAAATCAGGCCATGAGATATCGAACTCTTTGCCAGTCCAGCAGCCTAAAGCCTGAATGAATGTTATAAAGTCCAAGATGTCGTTATTCTCAACCTGACTGCGGCGCCCGTCCGCCAGCATTGCCATTACTTTGCCATTTTCCGTACTTGCTCGGTCGCCTGTTAGTGTTCCGGTTAGCTCGGTAGATGGAATACCTCCAAGCGCAGCGCAGAACTCATTCATGTTCCATTGTGCAAACTCTGCAATGGCTGGCATGGATACTGACAGCGCGGTCATGTCTACGCCTTGCGTAACCGTGAACGCATCCAAGAATGTATTCAGGTCTTCACCCATGGACTGGAATGCATCACCGATTTCTTCAACTTTAACACCCAACGCTTGCGCCACCTTGCGCATATCTGCGTCTTTATCAAAGTTCGCATGAATCTGCCGCATTGAGTTTTTAGCGAATCCCTCGGCGCCGGATTGGTTTAGTTTGAATAATGCGAAAGCTGAATTATATGCCGATGCCAGCAGGTTGTTTCCGCCTTCCGATGACAGTCCATCAGTGAATACATCACCAAGATAGAAAACGCGGTCGCGGTGAATGGTTATGTCTACCGGCTTCACGCGCGTATTCATTGAGTCATCAAGAATTACCGGTTCGTGATATGTCCACAGCAACGGATCACCATATGTATCACTCATGCGGTCCGTATCGGTAGAACTAACTTTAAGTTGGTCCTCCCATACTGGATAGAAACCGACAATTTTGTCAGGCGTTAAACCGTCAACCGGCATCGCCCAATCTTTACCGTCAGCAATTCGCAAGATGAGCGCCGAGTAGTTACCGACCATGCGGTACTTGTCAGCCATTCCGAAGCATCGCCACAGCTTGGTTCGCTTAGCGAATGCAGCAAACTCTTTCTCTGCCTGCGTCTCCTTTTGGTCTTTCGCCTCTTCTCCGCTACCCTCTACAATCTCAGGGTTATCCTGCCATACCTTGCCGCACAGCTTATCAATTGCGCCTTTAACAAAACCGTTGCGGTCGTACAGGTTCTTTTTGGCTTGGAACGTCAGCTGCTCAGGAAGCCCGAACACTTTATATAGTCGGTCATGTTTATTGTCCTGCCCTGGTAACCAGCCGGGCAATGTAGCGCGCGTGTATTGCTGTGAATTAGCTGCCAACATCTGCTTTGCGCGGTTCACAATTATCTCTTTGTCCATCTTTCTTGCTCCCATGTGGAATGATTTATTTTAGCATTTTAGTGCGAATATGGCTTGCATGGTGTGAATAGTGGCTATACTATGTATGTAATAGTTAAATAGATGGAGATACACCGTGGTAAATCTTGCACTACCAATAACATACGCCTCCGATACGCCAGAAATGAAGCGCATCGAGTCTGAAGAATTCCGCTCCATGCTGCTAACTTGCTTACTGGCTGCCGAGTTAAACACTGAAAAGCCTAACACCGCAGTTCGAAAGGCTTGTGGTCACATGCTGAAACGATTCAAAGGCGAGCGCACTAGAAAGATTCTAGCTGGCGCCATGTCGCAGGCGTTACCGTTGGCTTATATCCATAAGCTGGTTAAGATTGTTGAATCTGAGTGTGGAGTTAAATAATTATGCTTACTTGTACTTTTGTTGATAACAATAAAAAAACTGTAGGTTTTGGAGTTAGCACTTATCATGATGCGTTTTCGAGATTGAGTACGTATGCAATATCATTCCAATGCCACAACGTAACAATCATGAAAAACGCGCAAGGCCACAGAGTTATTATTCAGGAGGTTAAGTGATGATTAAAAAAGGCATGAAACAGTGCATGCGATGCCGTGAAATTAAGGAAGCTGAGTATTTTCGTGTAGGCCAAGCGTATTGGGCGGAATGGTGCATGAAGTGCGAAGCTACGCCGTCAGGTAAAATACCAAAGATGGGGAATTAACATGCCATCTACAAATCACAAGGTAAACAAAAATGACAAAGAATGCAGATAAGCCAGCATATCCATCTGGTGAAGC